GACTACCTAGAACAATTCAAACAGCAATGTGTCGAGAACCATCATTCATTCCCACAGCCACTTTATAACGCATATGAGTATTATTGCGGGCGTTGTTATTCAACTGCGAAGCGTCGTATTATCAGCAAACGTTATTTTGAGAAGTATTTCATGGAAGAATACGCAGATTACATCGATGAAAATGGAATGATTACGATGAAGTGGTGGATGATCGCAGATACCGGTGATGACTACGCCGACGCCGACGCCGACGCCGCAGCCGACGATGACATACATACCTTGTCATAAAAGTTATATAGAATCGCGTGTGTTTCTTTTGTTGCTTCTGGGTGAAACATAAAACCGAAAGCACGCCCCTTTTCAAACTCAAAGGCACAAGGGTGGTGCTTACCATCGCGAAACTTGCTAAACCATGCGATCTCTCGCACTCCTGCTTTCTTTGTGGCGGTAGTCGGGACCGGCAGGTCGTGGAAATATACATAAACATCCAATATTCGAGTGTCTTCTTTACAGTGAAATATCGGATCATCTGAGAGTTCTATTTTTACATTCTTATTCCAATAACTATTGTATGGAATAAGATCACCACCGTAATATACCATCAAGAACTGGCATCCATGACATATTCCTAGAACTGGTGTATTCGGAAAATGGTATAGATAATACATCTCAAGGTCGAGTTCGGGCTGGATTTCATACGGTTTAACACGAAAACGAGCGCCGGGTATAATCAACCCACGTATATCTTGGCGCTTGATGACTGCGGGGTCGCATTTCCGAGAGACGATATACGGTATCTCTCGTGCGTCGAGAGATTTATACAATTCGCGCAGTTTGTTGGCGCGATTTGGTGTTTCACGACTAATAATGAGCAACATCCGTTATCGTATTATATATACGATACTATAAATTCTTACATGTATTGGCCGACACTGCTCCCACCGCCGCCGCCACCGCCGCCGCCAGACTGTTTCACAATCTTACCACTTTCAATATATATCTTCACCGGAAATGTCGCGGAAAACTCGGAGTCGTGCGTTACGACAATCAACGTCGTCTTCTTCGACATCTCGTTTATCATCTGCGTGACATACTTCTTATGAAACGAATCCACCGCAGCGGTAGGCTCATCCATTATTGTAATCGGTTTATTACTCAAGTAGCTCCGCAATAAGTAAATAATCTGGCGCTGGCCGCCACTTAAATTCTCGCCTCTCGACCCAGCCATCGTGTCAAGACCCTGTGGCAGTTTTTTGAAGACGTTCATGATTTTAAGCCGATTCAGAATTTCGATAACCTCTTCTTTTGGCGTATTTGTTGCGTAGCATATATTTTCCAATACGGTTCGGTTGAATAACACGACCTTTTGCGAGACAATCGATAATTTACTTCGCAGATATTCGCGGTTAATATTGCGTAAATTCACCCCATCGAATAGAATTTCGCCCTCCGTCGGCTTGAAAAACCCGGACAACAGTTTTATAATCGTCGATTTTCCGCTGCCATTTGTTCCGATGATTGCGACGCGGTCGAGAGATTTTATTTTGAAAGATACATTATCAAGAATTTTGGGCGTATCGTCGGGAGCACTCGCGTCGTATTTAAACGACACATTCTTGAACTCGATATTCCCGGTAATTGGTATATCCGTTTGTGTTCCATTCTCGTCCTTGCCGACCAATAAATTTTTAATGTTCGTCTCGTTTTCTGCCAACTTACCGTATTCCGCAATTACAACAATACTTCTCTGTGACGCGGTCTTAATATACCTGACAAAAAACAAGATTATAATAATGATTTTTATGGTCATGCCGCTATCAACTTGTCGTTTTTTATACATCCGAAGTATGAAATAGACATATCCGACAAGGACTGCGGTGATCGCCACGGACAATATATATCCACCCTTGGATGTATTCCATAATTGATTTCCATGAGCGTCATCGTATATCGCGTGTTTATTCGTCAAATACTCTTTCTCATCTTTTATTTTCTTCGTGCAAATAATACTAATCGAGTTACTTAAAACATCATCTATGTTCGACATGAGGTTCTTCTCTTCGCTTTCTCGCTGTTCGGACGTAATTTTCGTATCCAGAAGAACATAATAATACATAACGAAAAATAACGCGAAAACAACCACAGTCAGGAGACCGATGGTCGGATTCAAATACAAGATATAACCTAGAATGACAATCGTGGTTAATACGAATGTTACAACCCAGTATATAAACCTCCCTGTGAATGATGTGACCGTATTCGGTATCTTTAATGTTTTGATAATGTGATTCGATATATCTTCTTTCTCGTATTTCACTTCAATATTTTTGAAGATGACGTCGATGAGCTTGAACCGGATGAATCTCTCCATCATCGGATAATAAATCTTGTCGAAGTAATTCCCAACCATATAAACGCTGTCAATAAACACGCTTAATGCGGCAATTTTCCAAAGAATCGTTATTGAATTATTGTATTCAAGAGCATTAATCGCCGTTGTGAAATTGGTAAATAAGTCCGACAACACAATCATCTCAACTGGATTACATATGAGTGTAGTCGCGATGGTTATGAATATCCAAAACTTGTTCTCTTTTACAAATTCTATAATATACCCAATAATGATATCATTCGTCATATGATTACTGTTGTACTACTGTTGTAATACTATTATACTATAATACTATTGTAATACTATTATAATAATGACATACTATTATTTATGCGGGCGCGCCGACTTGACACGGTCTAACGTCTCTTAGGAGTATTCACGAGGCGAGCGCGCTTTCCAGTCTTGGCGTTAATCTTAATGGCGCCAAACTTACCCTTACGAGCGGTGTAGCCATACTTACGCAGACGGTTCTCCTTCTTGGCGGTTGCGTGCTTCTTTGCCGACACAATACGTCCGTGCTTGTTAAATACAAGGTCACTCTTGGTAAGACCACCCGGGGTCTTGTAGGCGGTATCATGCCACACTTGGGCGCGAGACCCCTCTAACATCTCATACTTCTTGCCGTGCATGTGGTAAAAACCATCATCACTACGATCGCAACGTTTCACCATTTTACTAAATCGGTTGTTATAAACTAACATTAGAAAAAAACGACATATGCTAAAAGGAGTTCGTAACTGCCGCCCCAAACCCGCCAGGTGCGCCGGACCACCGACCGAATCGGTTTATATTATTGACCGCATATACCTTTTTCACATTTTTCGTTTCGGTGGCGACGCGAATATTTTGTGCGTAACGCATCTTCTTCGTGATATTGGTATTATTCGTGGATGTGGCCATACCTGCCGTTGGATTCCCGAGAGTCGGGCATTTATAATACGGAACGCGAATATCATTGTTTTGATTATTCACGACGATCGGATTGCCAGATGCGTCATATTGGACAAGTGCGTCGCCGATTTGGTATAGGTCACTACAGGTGAGACCCATCCCGTATGTTGTGCGATATCGTGGAGCGGCCATATGTCGTCAGCGTGTGCGTGTGTGTCGCTAAAGATACATAACAAACGTAAAATAAAATTGAACATGAGTTAAAACAATCGTCGGAATATACTGTACCTGTTCGTGTCAAGAATCGACGTTCATTCATATTATGCCTCCTAAATCTGTTCATTCTACCGCCGTTGGCGCTGCGGTCGCTGGGGGGGGTCAGGAAGATCTCAATAAATACCAAAAAATGACCGACCGAGAGCATATCCTCCGAAAACCAGACACATATATCGGAACGATTGAACGTGCTGAAACGATGGAATATGTCATGGATGCGTCCAGTGCTACGCCCGCCGCCCCCGCTACGCTCACCCGCCGCAACATCACCTACATCCCTGGCCTTTACAAACTCTTTGATGAGGGGATGGTGAATATGCGCGACCATGTAGTTCGTCAGGCGCAAGCTGTTGCGGATGGTAAGCCCGACGCACTTCCAGTGACTACCCTCGAGGTTGAAATCGACCCTGCGGATGGAACCATCCATATGACAAACGACGGCAATGGAATTGATGTCGCGCAGCATCCAGAACATAAACTGTGGATTCCAGAAATGATTTTCGGCCATCTTCGCACATCTACCAACTACGACGAAAACAAGAAGGAGAAAATCGTCGGCGGAAAGAACGGATTCGGTTTCAAGCTCGTCCTCATCTGGTCGGTTTGGGGGCGCGTTGAGACGGTCGATCACATCCGCGGCCTAAAATATGTCCAAGAATTCAAGAACAATCTCTCGGAAATCGTCCCACCAGTCATCACCAAGTCGAAAGTCAAGCCTTATACCCGCGTCAGCTTCCGCCCTGATTACGCACGATTCGGTCTTCCGAGCAACAACCTCACACAGGATATGATCGCGCTCTTCATGAAACGCACATATGATATTGCCGCAGTCACCGACAAGAGCGTGAAAGTGAAATACAACGGCGCGCTTGTTCCGGTGCGTCATTTTCAGCAGTATGTTGATTTGTATATCGGCGCGAAGGGTAGCGGCGGCGAAGGCGGCAGCAGCGGCGGAGGCGTCAAGCGCATCTACGAGAACCCCGACCCTCGTTGGGAGTATGTTGTGTGTCTCACCACCACAGACGAGTTTGCTCACGTGAGTTTCGTGAATGGCATCTATACTCCGAGGGGCGGCAAGCACGTCGAATACATCACCAACCAAATCGTCCGCAAACTCGCAGAGGTCATCAAGAAAAAGAAGAAGGTGGATGTCAAGCCGAATACAATCAAGGAGCAGTTGATGCTTTTCCTGCGTTGTGATATCGAGAACCCATCATTCTCAAGTCAGACAAAAGACGAACTCGGCACCGCTGTCGCGAATTTCGGGTCGTCGTGTAAAGTGAGTGACGAATTCATCGAGAAACTCGCGAAAATGGGTGTCATGGATGCTGCGTGTGCGCTTACGGAGGTCAAAGATACGAAAGCCGCGAAGAAGACCGACGGCGCGAAAACCAAGACGATCCGCGGAATTCCTAAACTCATCGACGCGAATTATGCGGGATCGGCCGACAAATCCGCGCAATGTACGATTATCTTATGTGAAGGTGATTCAGCCAAAGCTGGTATTATCAGCGGGTTGAGCAAAGAAGACCGGAATTATATCGGGGTGTATCCGATGAAGGGGAAGCTGTTCAACGTTCATGGCGAGACGACGAAACGCATCTCGGAGAATCGTGAAATCGCGGAAATAAAGCAGATTCTCGGTCTTGAAACTGGCAAGACATACACCTCTGCGGATGTCGCCACGCGGCTGCGTTATGGAAAGGTGCTCTTCATGACCGATCAGGATTTAGATGGCGCACATATTCAGGGTCTCGGAATCAACCTGTTTCAAACAGAATGGCCGTCGCTTACGAAGATTCCCGGTTTCATCGGGTTCATGAATACACCCATCCTGAAGGCGCGTCGCGGTGCGCAAGAAATCCTGTTCTACAATGATGGCGAGTATGAAGCATGGAAGAAGCAATTTCCCGACGCAGTCGTGCCATCGGGGTGGAACACCAAATATTACAAGGGTTTAGGCACAAGCACTGGGAAGGAGTTCAAGGAATACTTCGAGCATAAGAAGATGGTGTCGTTTGTTCATACTGGGAAAGAGAGCGACGATCACCTAGATATGGCGTTCAATAAAAAGCGCGCGGATGACAGGAAAGAGTGGTTGTCGAACTATTCACGCGAGGCGTTCCTTGATACATCGAAACCCGAAATCCCTTATGAAGAGTTCATCGACCGCGGCCTCATCCACTTCTCCATCTACGACAACGAGCGTTCGATCCCCAACCTGATGGATGGATTGAAGATCTCGCTGCGTAAAATCCTGTATGCGGCATTCAAGAAGGGGGGGCTCAAAACAGAAATAAAAGTGGCGCAATTCAGCGGGTATGTTAGCGAGCACTCGGCGTATCATCATGGCGAGGCGAGTTTGAATGCGGCGATCGTCGGGATGGCGCAGAATTTCGTCGGCAGCAACAATATTAATTTGTTAGAACCGAATGGTCAGTTTGGCACGAGATGTGCTGCAGGGCAAGATTCCGCGAGCGAAAGATACATCTTCACCCAACTCAACAAACTGACGCGACTCATCTACCGCCAAGAAGACGATGCGGTATTGACTTACATCGATGACGACGGGCAGATGGTGGAGCCAATCTATTACGCGCCCGCAATCCCGATGATTCTCGTGAATGGAACGAAGGGAATCGGAACGGGATTTAGCACAGAGGTTCTTCAGTACAACCCGCTACACATCATCGCGTATGTTCGCGCGATGCTCTCATCAACTTCTGTGGCCGACCGCCCCGTAATCGAACCCTACTTCAAGGGGTTCAAAGGAACGATACGGAATATCGCCACATCCCATGTGGCGGCGATCTCCGGTGCCGCGACTAGTGTCGCAGCGAAATACCTCATCAAAGGCACCTATGAAATCATCGCCGACCGTAAAGTCCGCATCACCGAGCTCCCGATTGGAACATGGACCGATGATTACAAAGTATTCTTGGAGAAGTTGATGGAATCGCCTGCTGTGGCAGATAAAGACAAGGCCGACAAGGGCGACAAGGCCGACAAGGCCGACAAGGCCGACAAGGCCGACAAGGGCGTCGGCGTCCCCGTCCTCAAAGAATACAATGACATGTCCACCGACACTGTTGTGGATATTACCGTGACGTTTCATCCATCTTACCCGCATACACCGAAAGACTTACAAGCCGCCATCATCGATGCCGACGCAGGAACCAACAAACTCGAGAAGCTGCTCGGATTATTCACGACCCAAAGCACGACGAATATGAACCTCTTTGATGCGCGCGAGAAACTCCGGAAGTATGCGACCATCTACGACATCATCGAGGATTATTACGTGGAGCGACTGGCGCTTTACGCCAAACGCAAGGCGGCGATGTTGGCTCAGCTGACGAATGAGCTGCGTGTGCTCACCAACCGCGCCAGATACATTCAGGAAGTGCTTGATGACAAACTGGAATTGCGCCGACAGACGAAGGAGGCGATCTTCGCGAAGATGACGGAGCACGGGTATGAACATATCGACGGCGATACCGAATTCAAATATCTGCTGAAGATGCCGATGGATAGTGTATCGGATGAGAATGTCCGACACCTGCTCTCCGAACGCGACACCAAGCGCGCGCAACACCAGCAACTCGCAGATACATCGATTCAAGCATTGTGGGTGCGCGACTTGGATGAATTGGAGGTGGAGTATAAGAAGTGGTCGGCGGCGGCGGAGGCGAGTGTTGTGAGTATGGCTTCGAAAGGAGGAGGCGGAGGCGCTGCGGCACCAACAAAGAAGAAGATGGTCGTGAAGAAGGCGTAAGCATATATGTAAGAAGGTAATACATATACACAGGTGTAATAATAATAATAAATACACATGTATATTTTTTATTATTCGGGTTCTCGGCTCCGTCTCATTTCGTTTCTCGGCTCCGTCTCATTTCGTTTCTCGGCTCCGTCTCATTTCGTTTCTCGGCTCCGTCTCATTTCGCGTTGCTCCATTCGACTCGCCTCGCCTTGTCTGATATGGCTCGGTAGTAACACCCATATCAAACAAGGCGAACTCGGGCGAAAGGAGGCGATAGCCGAGTGGAGACCGAGAGAGAAAGGCGAACGAGGCGCGAAAGGAGGCCATAGCCGAGTGGAGACCGAGAGAGAAAGGCGAACGAGGCGCGAAAGGAGGCCATAGCCGAGTGGAGCAACGAGTGAGCAACTAAAACCACGGCTTCAACTCTAGCGTCTTATGCTTGTAATCCGAGAAGTTCGGGTGAGCAATCGGCGTGTACATATTACTCACATCACGCTTATACTGAATGTAGCCTTCCGCCTCGCCATGAACACGAGGAACACAATATTCAAATACTAACTCGTTCAACTCAATAATCTGCTCGCGAATATCGGTGGGGGCATTCGCCGAGTTCTGAAGATAAATCGTGCGCATGATGATGCGGAGTGTATCGCAATCCTGTTCGCCGATGACGTACTTACCACGCGAACGCTGATACACGCCAGCGCGAATTCCATTCTGAATAATTTGCATATTATCTTTGCTAAAGAACGCATTTGAAAGCGGGGTGTTTTCCCAAATACCATTCAACGCGTCACGATATGTCACACACTGATGAACCGGATTTTTGTCATATAACGCAAACTGGTCTTGTATGGGTGGAGTAATAATATCAAGACGACCGTTTTTAGGTTGTCCAATAAATGTTTCTTCGGGAATTGTGCGATAATTAAAACGGTTCATACGAAAATACGCCGGTTATTGTATATACTAGTATATATAGTATATATTTATATAACTAATATTTATACGTCTGTTATCTATCTATGGATTTTATTTCGAGTTCAAAAAATATCGGGTCTTCCGCGTTTGGAAGTTCGTCATCGGGTTCTAGTTCCAGCGGAAGTGGCGCGGGAGGTGAAGGCGGGTTTAGCAGCTTTTTCAACCTTTCCATACAAAAAATGGTGCTGATTTTGGCAATTATCGCGTTTGTTATCTCCGTCGGTACTGTCGCGATTTTGCTATGGAAGTCCAAGAGTTCGCAGAAGTGGCCGCCTGAGATTTCCAGATGCCCTGACCGTATGAGTTTGAATTCTGCTGGCAACGCATGTGTCGATACGTACGGTTTGTTATCCGCTAGTGCTACTATTGCGTCATCTCAAACAGATAACTGTGCTAATTTCGATACAGTAAAAGCAGCGACCTACAGCGGTTCTGGTCTCGCCAACATTGATGGTGGGTATGTAGCATGGGAGGGTATTGTCGATGGGCAAAAATCACGTGCGGCTTCCTTGAAATGTTCCAGCTAACCGCCGGTAAATAGTAATAGTATGACATAATACCAACCAATTTATTATGTCATGATGCGTGTGCGTCGGGGCGTCGGGGCGCTTTACATGCGATAAGCGCCGGGTGCCGCACCTGATGCCTGCTGTGCAACGGAGGGAAGAGAGTCAGAAGGAGCGCCGCCCATGCCATATGTGCCAGCCTTCATATTGCTAGTGACGCACATCGAGTAGAATAGACGTGTCTGGAAGTACATGAGAGCATACACCAAAATCATCAAGAACGAATACAACCCGCTCATTATGGTGATTTTTCCCCTAAATAAAAGGACAAGCGATGAAACGAAGCCAAGGGCAGCAACTGCCAAGAAAATAAAATTGGCGACAGTGAGCCAATAAAAGAGCAGACAATAATCCTTATCAAGAGGAGCAAACAATTCCTGAATTGCGTTCATTTTCTGAATATACCAAGTTATAATATATAAACACAAAAAAAGATACATAGATACATAGATACATAGATAGATCAACGCCCATCGGTTAGTTATAATGGCAAACTATACCGCATTTCTTGGCCGCGAATCTATATACAACAATATCCGCGATTTCTTGGCGTCATTTCAAACAAACAAATCAGACCTCACATTCAAGCGAGGTATTTATATCTATGGTGCGCCAGGCTGCGGAAAAACCGAATTCGTCGTGCGTCTATTAAAGGAGTTGAGTTACGATATGGTGAAATATGACGCAGGTGATATTCGCAACAAGTCCATCATCGACTCGATCACCCAGCACAACATCTCCGATAAAAACATTATGTCGATATTCCAGCGTAAAGTCCAGAAAATCGTCGTCGTTATGGATGAACTCGACGGAATGAATAATGGCGATAAAGGCGGAATCACGTCGCTGATCAAACTAATTCGTCCTAAAAAGACGAAGAAACAGAAACAGGAAGAAATCACGATGAACCCCATCATCTGTATCGGAAATTATCACATCGACAAGAAAATCAAAGAACTGATGAAGGTATGTTATGTGTATGAGTTGAAAACACCGACACCTGCGCAAATGACACAGATTATTGACCTCACGTTGCCAAGTATTGATGCGACGATGCGAAAGAACGTCATCGAATTTGTTCAAGGCAATCTGCGCAAGCTATGTGCTGTTATGGAGATGAGTAAAAAATCCAATACGATACTCGCGAATAATATTCTTCACGCGATATTTCAGCCGAAAACATACAACGAAGACATCAAAAAGATAACCGAAAAATTACTGAATACGGAATACCCTATATCTGACCATAATGTGCTTATCAACGAGACTGACCGCACGACAATCGGACTATTATGGCATGAAAACGTCATCGATGTTCTTGAAAAAATGCCCGTAAGCGTCAGTGCGCCCTTTTATAAACTGGTACTTAACAATATCTGTCAGGCCGACTACTTCGACCGAATCACATTTCAGAACCAGATTTGGCTTTTTAACGAATTATCATCGCTCATCAAGACGTTTTATAACCATTACTTGTATCACAAATCGTTTCCGAAGAAGGCGCGGTTTCACCCGACAGAGGTTCGTTTTACCAAGGTCCTTACTAAATATAGCACCGAGTATAACAACCAGTTATTTATACAGAACTTGTGTATTCAACTCTCGATGGACCAACGCGACCTTTTTACATTTTTCATGACGTTGAAAAAACAGTATAGCGAAGAAGAAATCCCGCGGATTTTAGAAATGTATGAAATAACGAAATTGGATGTAAATCGGATTTATCGCTATTTAGACAAATATATGGAGAAAATGGAGCCTGAAAGTGACGAATGGGAATGTGATGTAATATAGCGAAGCGAAGCGACGCCATGCGTTTGAATAATGCCGAAAAGATATTACGAATATTTAGAACAAAATTCAAAATGGGTGCTTCGATTTCATTTGATTCAAAATATCGGTTGATTTTAGATACTGAAGTAGAGTGTGTTTCACTAAATCCACCTTCTGCCGCGCCTAAAAAGAAAGACCGCGCTGAGCGCAAGAGCAAGAGTGAAAGCGAGGGAAGCGGCAGTGACAGTGGTAGCGACAGCGGTAGCGACAGTGACAGCAGCAGCAGCAGTGGTAGTGAGAGCGAAAGCGCCAACAAGATCTATACTGTAAAAATAACACCCGAAATCACAAATTATATTCGTAGCTATCTTCGTAAAACCCAATTTTTGGACGAGTTTGACCTGATCACTGAAATCGAACTTGATGGTTATAATCACGCACCCGGTTCTGCTCTTGTGTTTAATTCTGATTCGGTCATATTCAATACAAATAATCAGACCCTCGAATCTCTCGGCGAATGGGAATATCTTCCTCCCGACAACCAAGAAAATGCGTCGAAGTCAAAGTCCAAGTCGAAGTCCAAGTCGAAAAAGCGCCGCGATGATGACAGCGACGACAGTGACACGAATGCCGACCGCGAGAGATCCAGTTACAAGACAAAAGACGACGATCTCCCCGTAAGCGAAATTGAAAATATTCTCAAAGAGAAATTCCAAGAATATAACAAAACCCACGAATTCATTATCCATGAATCTAAGAACAGTTTTCTCTACTTGAAGATTAACTCCGTCGAAATCGTCAAGGCATAATAATACTAATAATAATATCAAAAGGTGTAATATGATATTATTTTACTCGTTCAAGTCTAGTCTAGGTATTACGCACTGATTATACGTAAATCGTTTCAGTATTGGCAGCAGCATCGGCGGCGGCATCCGCGGCCGCATAAGCATCAGCACATTTCTGCCTCAATGCCTCATTTTCGCACGTTAGGCGCTCGATTTCTTTCTTTTGTGAATCAACCTCTACCTGTAAATTCTGAAGAATCTGAACGACCTGCTGATTATTCAATTCGATTGGCGGTTGGCCTGCCTGTTGTAAGACGATTTTGCCGCCGCCGCCAGCCGCAGCCGCAGCTTCTGCCATCTTCGCGCGGTCCTTCTCAAGTTGAAGCGTCTGCGCGATGACATCGGGTTTCATTTCAGGTCGTCCCGGCGCGTAATCCTCCAGTAATTTCTCCAAATCGGACATATAAAACTTACGAAGATTATGGTCTTTGATGAAATCCATCACCTTCTTCGGTGAATCTCTCACAACATCCGGATTCGCATTCACCAATAGCTTGCGCTTATCAAACGTGTTATGTTCATGCGAAAAGACGAGAATCACTTTCATCGGATCCAGTTGAACAAACGGGACGGTGTAATCCTTCAAGAACGCGCGCTCTTCTGCCAAGCACGCATCATCATTATACCGGTTGTTTTTTATCAACTTGCGCTTGAAGGCAAACGTTCCTGCCGTAGCGTGGTTCGGGCCATAAGGGCCAAACCGTTTCATTTGTTGAATATGCTTGAAATAAATGTAAATCTCGCTTGAACCCGCGCACAACGCTTCCGGATGTGAAACCAACATTTCTACCGCATGAGAGACGCGTTTGGGGGGATAATAGTCATCATCGTCCATATACACCAATATTTCACCGCGCGACTTTTCATGAAGAAGATTGCGTTTCCTTCCAAGTGTCATTTTAGTGTCGTATTTAAAATATTTGACACGAGGATGTGACGCGACGAGGTCTTCCACTGGGTCGGTTCCATCATCGATAATAATCCACTCCATGCGATCCTGTGGATAATCTTGTTCGTTAAAACATGTAATCATGGCATGAATAAATGGGCGGCGGTTAAATGTGGGCGTGCAAACACTGACAAACGGATATTTCTTGAAATACTCGGGGGTTGATTTCTCGACGGTTGTCGTGGATGCGGCCGACGACGCCGACGACGACGACGCCGATTTATTTTTTCCACCCATATTATCGTATAAATGAATATAATACTTCTTATACGATATTATTTATGTTGTTTATCTTCGCTTCGCTCGGCTCCGCTCGGCTCCGCTATGCGCCCCAGTTTTTAAGCGTGCTGAAAAAATCCATAATTCCTTGCCAATAATGTGTTAAATACAATATCAAGAGCATGAGAATGACGATTGCGGCAACATTCAAATCTAAATACTCGAACGCATAAAACATCAACGTCAAATTAAAGAAGAAGAATATAATCGGAACATACCGTGAATACAACTCGCGATATTGGTCCCAGTGAAGAAGCGGATAAATAAAGAATGTTCCGATGAATTGGAATAGTTGAACAAAATAAGAGATAACTGGTAATATACCAAGACCGAACCCTGTAAATAATGACCATAATGACCCACCGATGAATTCTTTACGATTGTCGGTTGGATTCAATACCATTCCAATAACCGTAGTAAAAAATGGTCCTCCCATAAGCATAAAACCCATGAAAAGAAGAAAAACAACCGGCATCAATAGAATAAGAAGCGGGGATACGACATCGTATAATTCTACAGGTATTGCGTTTGAAATTTTTGTTATTGTTTCGAAGACATACCGCATCATCTCACGGTCGGTTGAGAATGAGAATATGAATGCGTTGTTAATCCATTGCTTAAAACGTGCCTTAATGAAATCCCAGTTCAGAAGATTCACTTTTGTAACCCCTTCATCTACACTATCCTTCACCATATCTACATCTTCTTTGGTAAGGCAGAACCATTTGAACATGTATGTATCAAGAATAATAGCGATTTTCAGGTATATTTTTTTAGCAGTTTCGATTTTAGGGTCATCCGCGATTCCGCCGAATTTATCGTCGCAATCCGCGTCACATGACGTATATTCATTCGTATAACAATAGGGCCATTCATGTCGGTCAGTTGGGAATAGTTTATTCAGATTGAGCCCATTATCGCGAATACTTTCTGGTGCCGAAAAAAAGAGAATATTTACACAAATGACAGAAATAATGATGGTTTCGATAAAAAGTGTCAATACACTCAGACCGAATTCTTTAAGCGCCGCGATATCGAAAAGTGATTTCGGTTTCACCTTTTGTTTATCTCCGTCTTTGCCTTCGTCATCGTCCTTGCCTTCGTCTTCGCCTTCGCCTTCGTCATCTCCTCCGAACATTCCGCCTACTTTGCTAAACGTTCCTTCTTCTTCGCCGTCCTCGCCGTCTTCGCCGTCCTCGCCGTCCTCGCCGTCTTCGTTAGCAGCAACGACATCTTCGTTTTCTTCTTCGTCCGCCATATAAGTTATATTATATAGAGATTATTATCGTTCGCATCACATCGCATCGGATTAACGAGCATCGGCTTCACCGGCTCGAATTAACGAGCATCGGCTTCACCGGCTCGAATTAACGAGCATCGGCTTCACCGGCTCGAATTAACGAGCATCGGCTTCACCGGCTCGGATTAACGAGCATACATCAGCCCGCAGTTGCCCGACACAAACGTCAGCACATTATACCGCTCTTCCAGCACATGTAAATCATAATTATAGAGATAAATATTCACATTCGGTTTATTGATACCGATAATCTCTCGTGTATTCGGATTACAAATCACCTTCACCTCCGCCGCAGAGTCCAACGGTGGATATATCGTCGCAATTTCCAGCTCTATCTGATTGAACTTGCTCATATTAATCGCACCGCTAGGTTGTAAATCGAACGGATCCGAATTAAGGCAAAAATTATAACAGTATATGCCCGGTTTCGCACTCCCACGTGTTCGTGTATATTTTTCGATGTAATTATACACTCCCGCATCCAATAAATTCTCTCGGTATTTCCCGTTCAGAGAGATTCCAAGCATCTGTAAAATATCGCGCTCGTTCTCCGATTGGAAGTCGCCTGTAATATGAAGTCCAGTAAGGCGTTTATCCTTCGGGTTGATTCCAGGCCCGATCCCGTTCTTCGGTCCATTTTTATCAAGGTAGTAGCGGTCGTGTGGAAACGACGGATTTGATGGCATATCACTCGACGCAGCAACAATCTCGTTAAACGCCGACGGCCGCCAGTCATCATCAATCGGCGCAGGAATAATATCATACGGTAAATAGTTATACGGCCAGTTTGTATAATTGCTCCATTCGTTTCGCATATTTACATCACTTCGCTGAAAGAACATCGTCCATGACGCGACCATTCCCATCGAGTTCTCTATTTTGATTTTCTTATTACCGGTTACATCATTGAACACCCAGTCGTAATATGATTTAATCAGGTATTTTTGTTGGTTGGCCGCGAAGACTTTCGATTCTTCATCCGAGAGAAAGCAGTAGGTCGCCATCAAATGAACGTCGGCGTTCCAATCTGTGCGAAGACTCGGATACGAATTGAGAGATAAATCAATACTTGGTGGCGGGTATAAGAATCGCCACATCTGATGAAGAGGATTCGTAAAATCGGGTTGAACAACTGGCCAGTAATTCCCCGGATCGCCGACATCACGTATCGTGAATAACTCCTTCACCGGCCGAAGTGTAACGTCAATTTGAAGTTGGTTATACTGAAGGCAAACAAGCGGAAATGCCATCTTCGACGAAAGCGTGAACCATGCGTTGATGGGAATATATAATTTTCGCCCACGGATCGACGGTTCAGCACCTGCGACATTACTTGTGCGATATGCGTTCGGGTATTGGTTCAATCGCGCGCCTGAACACCCTGGATTATACAATTCAGGCACATGTCCAGTCATATCATTATATAAATCCCGCTTGGTATTATCGAGATCGCGCTCTACAATCGACATCAAATTGTTGCCGGTGAAACGCTGGAGGGTCATACCGCCCACTGAAATCACGATTTCCTTCACCATTTGCGTTCCTACGTTTTCAATCCACCGAAATTCATATGGCGCCCACATGTCTTCCACACGAGCAGGAGGATGAATCGGACTCCAAATCGATGGGAGTGTAACGCAAATATAGGTATCCATGAGTAGTTCCGCATATCTCGGGACATAGAATGTGAATTTGGACTCTTCAGTCATACGCAACTTCTTCTGACCGTCGAAATCAACTCTAAACTTTTGAAGACCGAAATTCGTATATTTAAGGTATGTGCTTTTGAAAAACGACTTTTTTGGGTTGCCATTGAGAATAACATTTTGGTTGCCTGTAGCGACCAGATTCAATAAACCACCAGTCATTTAGTATTTATTCGTTGGATATTATATGTTATGTTATAATAACTCTATATAAAAATCTATATTATATACAACAGAATGAAGGAAAATCAAATAGAGTTCGTATTCATCGGCGTGATTATAATCGTATTCGCAATATGGAAGATATCTGAACTCATTAAAACGCGATGTTATCAAGCAAAGGCGATACGCGAAGGATTTGACGCAGACGTTCGTCGTGCGAAGAAAGCCGAAGAAGATGCGGCGAGCGCAGCAAAGGCAAAGGCAAAGCCCGAACTATTGACCCGATTGACCGAATTATTTCAAAATAGTAACACACCTGTATTATCCACCGAGAATTTTACGGTCGATACATCGGAAAATGACATGACTGTAAATCAACGTAAAAAGGCGGCAACCATGCTTGATACGATGGCCATCACGACGCCCGCCCCCGCCCCGACCCCGACACCGGTAGTCGGCGCCACAAACAACGCCGTAAAAGAAGGGTTGGAAAATCCGGATGAAAATACAAAAGAGTTCATCGATAAAAACATCACATCAATCAATCCTGATGATAGTCAGAGTAAATTCAAGTTGCGCGATTATTATATTAAATCCGCATATAACGCATTCAATCCAGATAAATTCAAGAACTCGACCGTAAGCATGGATGCGCTCTTATATGTGATTGCGCGTGGTTGTCGGTTTATCGACTTTGAGGTGTTTTCTGTGGAAAATCAGCCAGTCATCGCATCATCTTCTGTGAATTCATTCAATTATAAGGAAACGTTTAATCATATTCCGGTAAGTGACGCATTTGAAGTATTAGGTAGTTACGTATTTTCCGGGTCGAAGTGTCCAAATCCAGGCGACCCTTTTATTATTCACATGCGCATGATGTCGCGAAATGTCACAATGTATGATAATCTGGCGAAGATTATTTCTCAGAGTAAAACCGTCGCTCGAAACCTCTTGGGGCCGAAGTACGGTCGCGAGTATCAAACGAAAGATTTAGGGAATGAGGATCTCTTGGACTTCAAAGGGAAAATAATATTGATGGTGGATGGAACCAATCCGATCTACCGAAATACCAAACTATTTGAGTTGATCAATATGAGTTCAAATTCGCTTTTTCTCACGAAATACACGTATTTTGGCGTTAAGAATGTCGCGGATCCTCAAACATTCAAAGATTCAAATAAGAAGAATATGTGTCTTGTGATTCCAGATAAAGGAGGACGGCCTATTAATGACGGACATAATGGGCCATATACGTGGGGGTGTCAGATCGCAGCCATGTGTTTTCAGGAAGAGGTGCGTGATGAGAAACTTAAAGCGTATGAAGATAAGTTTGCGTCGGTGGGTTATGCGTTCATTTTGAAACCAGAGGATTTGCGTTATGTTCCGATTATGATCGCTCCGCCCACACCACCTGATCCGAAAGCGTCGATGGAAGCCAGGCCCGCGGTGGCAGCTGGTGGTGTCAAGATTACCTTATAATGTAATTTGCTTTGCTCGTTTCGCCTCACCCTCGCGGGTTCGACTCCACTCACTCCGCAAATTACCCCAATCCATTGGTTGTTCCATGTAGGGGTGGGGGGGGGGTGTGTGGGGGGAAGAGGGGGGTGGTCGGTGGGGGCGGAGCGGAGGGGGTGTGTCGGTGTGGCGGTGCGGGGAGGGGGGTGGTCGGTGTGGCGGTGCGGGGAGGGGGGTGGTCGGTGGGGGCGGAGCGGAGGGGGTGTGTCGGTGCGGGGGGGGGGGTGCGGCGGTGGGGGAGGGGTCGGGTTCGATTCGCTACGCAAATTATCTAATCATATGATAAGTAGTATTATCGTATTATTTTAGTAAGCGCCACCATGACGACGGAAGAAATAATGGAAGGCGGTAAAAAAAGCAAACCGTCATCTGCTGCCAAGACGAATGTCAGTTTTGAAGATAAGGAACTCGAAATCTTGCGCAACGCGGTCGATTTGGTTGAAAAGCGAAAAGGCGAAAAGGTGATACAGGACCCCAAAGTCCAAGAGATTATATCCATCGTCGAAAAATTCATCGCAGACAAAAAGCTGGTGTGTTATGGCGGAACTGCCATCAATAACATCCTCCCCGAGGATGCGCAGTTTTACAATAAAGACATCGAGCTGCCAGATTACGATTTTTATTCGGATAATGCGCTTGACTGTGCGAAGGAGCTCGCGGATATTTATTACAAGGCTGGTTATGAAGATGTTGAAGCGAAATCCGGTGTTCATCACGGGACATATAAGGTCTTCGTGAATTTTACCGGAATCGCCGATATTACGCAGATGGAGCCCGATCTATTCAAGGCAATCAGTCGTGATGCGATTATCAAGAAGGGTATTATGTACGCCCCACCTGATTTTCTTCGTATGGCAATGTATCTAGAATTATCACGCCCTGACGGCGATGTGTCGCGATGGGAAAAAGTCCAGAAGCGTCTTACTCTTTTAAATACACATTACCCACTCAAAGGGTATGACTGCGATAAGATAGAGTATCAGCGCGGGTTTGATAGTTCATCAAAGGCGAATACGGGCGAAATTAGTATTTCAAGAACTCGGTCGAAGTCGCGGTCGCGGTCGAAGTCGCGGTCGCGGTCGAAGTCGCGGTCGCGGTCGAAGTCGCGGACGGTGAAGCGCGGTGGTGGCAATAGTAGTGCGAAATCGCGCAAGCATAAAGCACTCAGTCAAATCATACGTAAATATCACGATTTGGGTAAATATATGAAACATTTATATCACGCGGTGCCATCACATGAAGAGACTATCGGCGATTTTAAATACTCTATCGAAGAAGACAAAGTAACACACCGGTATCGGTTGATTGCTACTTACGAGAGATTGTTTGGTAAGGATGATACGATTATTTTGTATTCTATGAAAACACGTGAATTAGATGCGGATGCGACACCCTCGCCTGATTCAACGCCCAGTAGGTCTCGGTCTCAGTCTCGGTCTCGGTCTCGCTCACCGCCGTCGAAAGGAAAGAAGCATACAGATGAATATTCCGTCAATACATCACATCTTTCATATAGCAGCAACCGAGAGAAAGAAATCGCCGAAACCAATATTTATAATATTGTCCGTGATGTGTTTATCAAAAATCGCGCAGTATTTTTCGGCGGGTATGCGAATATATTATACTCACGGTATATGCCAAAGCACCAGCGCCGCATCGTCCAAAAAATCCCCGACTTCGATATTCTCTCAGAAGACCCGCGCGAATTATGTGAAGAGGTCGTCCGCCAACTCACCGCGCATAATTACAAGGATGTCAAATATACAAAGCACGCAGGTGTCGGTGAGGTGATTTCCGAGCATTATGACATTCGTGTGGGCGATGACGTGATTGCGTTTTTATATAAGCCGCTTGCGTGTCATAGTTATAATACAATACGGATAAACGGCGACGCCGACGGCGGTAGCGCGACAATACGTATTGCGACAATCGATACAATGTTGAGTTTTTATCTGGCGTTCATTTACGCCAACCGCGTCTATTATGATATCAACCGTATTATGTGTATGTCGCAATTTCTCTTCGACGTTCAGCAACATAACCGCTTAAAACAGACCGGATTATTAAGGCGTTTCAGTATTAATTGCTACGGAAAACAGCCGACGTTGGAGTCGATGCGGTTCGAGAAGACTGCGAAATATGAAGAATTGAAGGGGAAGCGCGATTCGCGCGAATTTGAGGAGTGGTTCTTGCGGTATATTCCGTATGAACATGCGAAGGGGGCGAAAGGAACGACGGCGAAGGGGGCGGCGAAGACACGGAAGACGCGAAAATAAGCGGAGTGGCGACTTACCTCAATCCTTCTCCCAACTTATTGAAAACCTTCATAATCATGAAAAATGCGCCAGCAAACATCGCGCTTGTGGCGGTTAGACCCACGATTTTGAAATTCCCGTCCTCGCCGAATAATGACGGCAGGAAGTGGAGCAGTTGTGCGCGAAAAACGGGCATCTGGAATATGAAGTAAAGCACACCGATAAGGATCGGCATTTGAAGGTCATAATAAATCGCCTCGATGGTGTCGAGTTGATTCGACTGGCGCGCATTCGCACGGACGATACTTTCCATCGATGTATGGTCTTTTATATAATCATGGCCGCCGCCGCCACCCCCCGTTCCGTCATGATACTGCGAACCTGATGGTGCTTGTGGAACATAATTCGGCCGTGCTTGGTCATCGTGCGTATATACATTCTGGTTCATCGGAATATCTCTCGTCGGTATCATCGTCATACCGTTGGCGCTGGCTCTTTGAACACCTTGGAGGACTTCATTCATTACATTGCTTGGGATTTGCGTTGGACCATGAGCTACTAATGGATCACCCATATTCGGCGAGTATATAAGGGGCGCACCGCCGCCACCACCGCCGTAACTGTTGCTCGGTGCTTGACTACTTAAAGGTAGGTCATCAATACTAGTGGTGTCACTCATTAAAAATACTAAATACTAAATACTAAATACTAAATACCAAAAATGATGATATACATATGCTAAGAACGAAGACCGGTCATTTTAACGCGGGTCGCTAAAACATTAGCATATCATTCGCACTAATGATGTTACAAGTGCCATTTCGTTCTTATTCGTTATTGTTCGTTCGTTATTGTTCGTCTGTGTTACAATAACGAATACACTCAGTAGTGTGATTCATTTTTATTTCGAAAGTTTCACCTCTTTCTTCCCCGCTTCGCATTTCACCGCCTTCGTCTTGTATTCATAACACTTGTCATCCAACTTATATGTGTCTTTCTCTAAATCTTTGAGCGGGGGTGCGCGAAACGAGATACACGACCGGTCTTTACATACTTTGCGAAAAAGCGATGCGATGCCTAGACCAAGCACGATTGATATAATGATACGGCCTGTTTCGGTATGAAGAAGCCGTTGAAAACCCATATTATTTATTTTCTGGGTATTTACAATACGTATTCTAATATATAACAGATATAAATTAGAATTGGGGTGTATGTCTGTATGTCTGTATGTATTACTGGACAGGTATCTTTTTGATCTGTCCTTTCGCGCCAGCACACGAGACCTCCTTCGCGTTGAATGAAAAACAGTTGTCGGCGTTGTCTTTAAATTGGAAATTGCGGATATTGTCGGGGGTGGGATACACGTAGATAATCTTCGGGTTCGGAACCGAGATATAAACGTAGAATAGCCCGATGGAGAGACTCACGATGAATATCGGAAGGGAAATATGCTTGAATATGTCTAACATTGGCGGTCGTTTCGTCGTATATTATATGATTATAATAATCTCCTATGCTCGCGGTGCTACTTGCGCGGCGGCGGCGGCGGCGGCGGGCCTACTGCCAATGTTGCTCGGCAGACGTAACGCACCCACAGGTTGGCTTACAATCCGATTATCCGCAATCCACTTTGGCATAATCACTGGCATGTAGAGCTCATGGTAGCTATATTTCTTCTGCGTGAGATAGAATTCGCGGTCATTATACATCTGAACGAGCGCGCCATCCGCGTTTTCGGCGGTTTCCACTTGAGAATAAACATACTTCGTCTCTCGCAACTTCATAAACGCAGGCTCAATATCCTGCTGATAAAGGACGAGGATATCATCGATGATGCTGCGGTTCTTCCATTCTGAGTCGCGGAACTCGGTCATAAATTCTTTAATCTGCGCAACCTTCTCGGAAATAACGCGCGCGTGTATATCTGTATCTTTCTGGATATCATCATTATCCGTAACACTCAGGTAATACGTTCGAAACTCTGCGTACATTTTGAGCTGCTCCTGTAATTTATGCTGAACCGCGTCAAACTGCTCTATGAGTTCGTCTTCATTTATGAACTGGAATAAAAGATCGAGTTTCATCCGGATGATTTCATCCTTGGTCGCGCGAACCTCTTCCAGTGATTCATTCATTAATGTCTCTAAACTTATGTATTTTCCGCGTTCGACTTCGATATGAAATCCACACGGCTGAGAGATATTTCCGCAGATGGCTTTCAGCTTGCCGTCGGTCTCCGTGAAAATCGACCCGCCTTCCTGCTTACAAACAATACACGCGGGTTTGATAATGGCGAGGCGTCTGGCTTTTTGCTGGGCTGAAAGGGACTTCCAGTTAATAAGTGGGTCATTCATGAGACGCTGACGGCGTTTCTCGAGTGCGGAATTGTATTTTTCCTTCAAGGAGTAATATCCGTGAATCGCGTCGTTGATTTTCGCGCGTTCTTCTTCAGGAATAAGCTGATACGGGTATATCATGCCGCGGAAATCGTTGGGATCCGCTGCGCGCTGTAGATGTTTTTTAAGGGCGTCCTCCTGTTTCTTCGTTACTTCCAAAAGCACGCGGGTGGCCTTTTTCAGATTGTCGCGGGTATCTTGTGCGCGTTTCTGTTCCGCAATACGAGATGCGGCCGTCCCGCTGGCACCGCCGTATTGTGTGCGTTCTTGAATCGCTGCGTGTAAATCTTGATATACTGACGGGGTGGTCATTATGATGGTGGTTTATTCTACTATAATTAGTATAGATAGAATTATGGCGTCGGCTCCCGCGGCTCCACTTCGTTCGGCTCCACTTCGTTCGGCTCCACTTCGTTCGGCTCCACTTCGTTCGGCTCCACTTCGTTCGGCTCCACTTCGTTCGGCTCCACTTCGTTCGGCTCCACTTCGTTCGGCTCCACTTCGTTTCGCTATGCGTAATCGCGTTTCCAATAATCTTCATCCGGGCTCTTCCATACCGGCAAGTTCGTGAGCATTCCCATTCCATTTCCCGCAGGATGAACCCGGCAATCCATCGGGATTCCTTTACTTTGCGCGTAATGTGTCGCATTCACCATCTTCAGTTTCGAGAGAATATACGCTTGTTGCTCTCGCTTCTTTGCTTCTACTTCTTCCGGTTTCGGCTTGCCTTTGTAACGTATGTATAAAAACATGCCTAAACATAAGAAAAACGCGATACTCATGATGAAATTGAATGTCCGTGTATGATAATAATCCTTTACTTTATGGCACTGCTCGAGAGATTTGCTTAAAAAATACCGCACACCAGGCTCAGTTAGAGTGGGGGCTGGTGCGCTATGATCCATGAATGTTTATATGATGCGGTGATGCGGTGATGCGGTGCTATTATAATGTGAAAAAATAAGGAGAGGCTGCGAACGCGCGTGCCATCGGTATGTAGATATATATGTATGTAAGCAGGCGTAACATTCGCCAGTATAATAATCGATGTATTATGTAATTACGCGAATCAATCATTTACGATTTCAATGGCTGAAATAAGTTCATCCGTTGCGATATTCTTCTTTTTGGCCGTATTTGGCGCTTATTCGTATTACAAACATTCCAAAAAGGGTATATTAAGTGGCGGGATAACCTTCCTATTTTTCCTCGTTCTCATCATAGGTGAATATTTCATCAATCTTGCGATGTCGAAGGATATTTGCGGGTTTGATCAGGAGAAAACCGCGTTAATCGCAACTGTATTGCCATGGTTCATCGTATTGGGCGTGTTGAAGGCAGCACTTATCGTATTTCCGGGATGGTTGTCGCCGTTCAGCAACACGTTTGGGTATATCTTTGTCTCTGTAATTACAGATATGAAGGATGTATTTAATAGTATTCTAACACCGCAGTTTGATTTAGCGCCGGCTTCGCAAAAAACCGCGAGTGGTGGGCAAACCGGGGGTGCGGGCGATAGCACAGGTGGTCTGCAAGACAGCGCAGATATACCCGCAGATGAAATAAAAAACAAGCGCGATATCGGACGGGCTTTAGAGCAAATCTATACCGACCAGTCTATCCTTCTTAACGAGCTAAATCTTGATAACCTCGACCGATTCTGGGACAGTTTCAAGGAGTCGCGACTTATTCGGCCGTCGGCAAAGATAGAAGACTTGGAGAAAATCCGGACATTCCTCATCATGAAATCGGTGGTCGGAGAATTTGTTTGGTTGTTATTATGCGGTATGCTTGTTGTTAGTATTAGTTACAATTATATACTGAATATGGGTTGCTCATTCACACCAGAACAGCAGAAGATACGTGCTCAGGTGCTTAAAGAGAAACAAGAAGATGCGAAGAAGAAGGCGGATGCGGAGAAGAATAAGGTGCTTACGGTTACGGCCTAACTCGCGTCGATTCGGTCGTTTTGCCTTCGCGTCGCTTCGGCTCCACTCCCTTCGCTCCGCTCAGACATTACTCGCATTGATGCGCTTTGTTCGCTCCGTTGTCGCTCACTTGTCTCGCGTCGATTCAGTCGTTTCACCTCCGCGATGCTGCGGTTCCACTCCCTTCGCTCCGCTCGGACATTACTCGCGTCGATGCGCTTTGTTCGCTCCGT